GCAAAGCCTACGGCACCGCCAATCGGTGCAAGCATTTTTTTGAATGACTTAAATAAACCCATTATGCAACCTTTACAGTTCCTGCATCATTATACAACGCCCCTGTCTCAAGTCCAGTAGCAGATGTGGGCAGGTCTGTTAATGTTATTTTAGTTCCTCGCATCTCGCCAGGATTGCGTTCCTGCTCAATAAAAGTCTGTAATGAACGCACCAAATCCGCCATGTACTGCTGTGTGTACTCTATCGGCGGTTCTGGAAGCCTTGGTGGTGCAACCTGATTACTAGACATTATCTTCTACCATCCTGTCTTATGTCGGCACGGGGGCTACCCAGCTTCCATTTAGACCCTAATGCACTTGATTCTACACGAATTGCAAAGGAACGTCCACGAATCCGTAGGTCTAACTGGTTTGTAAACTCTTCAACAGGGGTGGTTTGTGTGCGTGTTGTAGTGCCAGTTGCAGTACTGCCGAAGTCTTCACCCGGAAAGTTCCTTGCCTTGATAGTAAAATCAGCCTGCGGAGAGCTTAGTGCTGTCGAACCATTAAAGGTTAAATCAGGAATAATCCTACGGATATAGGTAAAGTGGTCGCCGTCACCAATGTCAATCGGTGCGGACTCGATGAACGAATCCATAGCTACGCCGTCATCATCATACCCAAACTCGTGGTTGTAAATATACCCATCCGCTACAGCTATGGGGAAGGTCCGGGTACCGCGATCCAACCACGCGGTTCTTTCGAGCGTACCGAAATACCACACCTTCTCAGCGTAATTGTACGTAACATAGCGGTCATTGTCACTTGAACTGGCTGACGGATAGAACCATGTCACTTCGCTGAACTCAGAGTTAATCCCAGCTACAACCTTGTCACGCTCACTGATATTAAAGTCCAAGAATACCTTGTCCTTTACCGTGCATGGCAGGGTCTGTGTCTGACCAGCATATACATAGAAGGTATCAATGCCCATCCAGAACACAAAGTCCTCTGTGGATACGGCAGCGTTCGGACTCATAATGGTAATGTTGCTTGATAACTGCTGAAGTCCAAAGGTGAACGGCGGTCCTATGAACCTCATAGAAGTCAGCGCAGTATCTGTCCAGATTAGAATCTCACGCTTTGTTTCCACGGCCTGTACGAAGGTAGAACCAGCACCCAAGCGCAAATCACCTGCCGTATTAGTGGTGGTAGGATACCATTCTGTCGGGTTCTCTTGGTCAGAAAAGCGAATAAGTAATGGGTCTTGTATGCCATTGCCATCTGCGTCGCTAGAGCTTGCACCTAGCTCGTCTGCGCCAAAGGCAATAACATGGCGGTCACGGTCAGAAACAAGTATCTGCTTACAGATAGTAGGTACGCTGGTCTTTGTGCCAGCTATTGTGTTTAGCTCCACCGCTCTGGTAGACAGGTTATTGGTCTTGTCCCAATAATAAATCTTGTCATCGCGGGGGTTGATAAGCAAGTCTTCGCCAAAGTTATCGTGCGACCACAGACGAATCTGGCTAGTCGTTGTCAAACCGCCAGACGCTGCTTGTCCCCAGCCGGAGTAATCATCAGCAGGATTAGCGTTACCAAGAGCCAGATAAACCGCCGTGCCGTCAGCGTGTGTGGTAGCTGTAGTGCCAGAATAGCCTCTGGTACATGAGGTCAAATCGTTGCTTGACACACCGCCCACAAGAATAAGCTCGTTGTTGATTAGCACTACATCGCCTGCAATGATACCAGTTGCGCTGGTCACTGTAATGGTAGTGTCAATCGCGGTCAGCGTTGCGCCTTCATTCAACGTGGTTTGTAGTGCACCTGTAGTTACACCCGACCACAACCCGGCACCCCAGCCTGTACCGCCAACCGTGGTGTTCAAGCCCACATTTATTTGATATTCGCCCACGGTACCCGGACCGCCGTTGGTTGTGTCAGAAGAATTAGCGGCAATAGAAGTAGTTATCTCATAGGTATCGGCGTCAATAACACGAGAGATTTGATATTCTTGGTCTAGCACGGCGGCTGTAATGTTACCGCCAAGACTGGTAGAACCAGAGAAAGTTACATAATCAAACTGTGCCGCGCCGTGGCCTACATCTGTCACGGTGATAGTTGTAGAACCGTCAACGGCGGCGAAGGTTACATCCCCTGCGGCGGTTGTAGTACGGATGGGGGTGATGTCGTTAAGGTTGCCACCCTCTTCAATATAGTATTTTAGATGAGAGCCTATGCCCAGATAGTTAGAACCATCTAGTGCAATCCAGTTATGCAGAGCACGGGCAGAGCCGACATAGCTGTCAGTAGTGTATTTCTCCCAGCCGCCAAGTTTCTCAGGAAAGCCGAAACGAAAGCGCACCTTGTCACAGTCAGACCAGCCACCTTCATTTGAGTATGAAGTGACCTCTCTGTTTATGCCGGGCTTAAACTGTAACTTGGTTAGTGGCATTTAAGCGTTCTCCCCGTCATAAAAATTACTAAATGTAACTACACCTGAAGTGGGAACTGTTTGATTTATACTTTGATACTCTTCAGGATCCATCCAAATGAACACTACACCTGGAGCACCAAGAGAACCTGTTGCATCACCATAGTCTTGTTTTCTACCCCCTTGACCCCAGCCTCCACTTCCTGTTGTTAAAACTCCTGTGCTACTATTGAACGACAAATCAGTAAAGCTAGACTGACTCCGACCTATACTAGAATTATGACCCGACCATGTGGTACTACTTGTGACAATACTGTTAAAACCAGAGTCGCCCCAGCCGCTAGGGACGCTTGTGCCGCTTGACCCCCACCAAAAACCATGCCCTCCGTCTGCGGCGGCAACTTGTGTGCACCCACCAGTAGCATAAGCTGGGCCACCTCTTGTTCTGTTTCTGCTATTAATACTTAAACCAGAAGTTCCTTGACTAAAAAACCAAGAGAAGGGAGAATACTGTCCACCCAATGCTCTAACAGTAAAAGCAGTGCCACTACTATTTGTTCCAGTAACTCTTGATGTTCCGCCACCGCCACCGCCACCGTCATTACCAGAACCATCGTTACTACCTACAGCGGTGTTGTGAGGGGCATGACCAGCGTACCATGTTAAAGTAGCACCACTAGAGACGGTGGCAGTAGCATACACGGCTCCACCACCAGCACCGTTGTCGCCACCTTCCCGCCCCCAGTAACTAGAAGCAGCCCCACCACCAACACAAATTATGTTCACCGTGCCTGCGTAGGGGGCTGTCCAAGTTCCGTTGTTTTGACCTGTAAACAAAGGGTAGCAGCTATCTGGCTGGCTTTCACTTATAAGTGATCCGTCAGACAAATATCTGTCCGCACCAGCGGTTCCTGTTAAACTAGGATTTGCAGAGGTTCCTTGATAAACTTGTAAATTATTTGGCCTAGAGCCACCTTGCCATAAAGGCGCGTTTGACCCTGATAAGGTAGAAAGAGCGGTTCCTGCCGCAGGAACAACTTTTTGATCAGGAACAAGACCACCGTTCCGATAAAATTCAGACATACTGTGTGGAGCGGTGTCACCGAACTCAGTAGCTATGTCGCCTAAACTGATAGCACCAGATGATGGTAAGGTCATTATTGTGTTCCATATGCTGTGACGTTATCTGCGGAAACAACCGCACCTGCGCTTGAAAGTTTAAATACAGTAGTGCCATTATACTTGAACAGAAGGTCATCATCTCCTGTGTCCAAAACAATTTCCCACTTGCTCGTACCAAATTTAACTGCCTGATTACCCATCAGAACATCGTTACTGTTCGCATCCAAATCCCCACCAAGTTGTGGGGTTGTGTCGTTCACAAGGTCAGTGGGGGCAGCAAGTGTGCTAGTGAAATCTGATACCTGTGCACCCGCACCTGCGCCATCTGCGTAAATAATTGCAGTGTCGCCATTGTTCACTGTAGCATTGCCGCCTGAACCTTGCGTAAAGATAGCTTGCTGACCAGAATTGTTTTGCACAAAGTACAGCTTCTCTTGGTCATTGGGGCTGATGGTAATAGTGTTCGCACCTGTTGGCGTACCGCCTAAAACCAACACTTTGTAATGCCCGTCAGAAAGCTGCCCGTCTGTAGTGGTCAGGGTGTGGGTCGTGCCTGTCAGCGTAATAGCACCAACGCCGCCAGTGACGCGGTCAATAATATCAAAGTTGCTGTTTACAGTCGCACCCCAAGCACCAGCCTGTTCGCCCGAACCTGGCTTTTGTATGCCTGAGTTTGAAGTATATGTACTTGCCATTTAGACCACCTTCTCAATCCACTGCTCTATTGTACCACCAGCGTTGATTTGTGTCCATGTATCACCGCTATGTGTAATAGGCGTCCAGTTTTCTACGCCGCCTGTTGAGGCGTTTATGTTTACCCAAAGCAGTTCGCCAAAAGTGCTCTGTACGAATAGATGCACCATATCAGATTCTGCCGGAACAATTAAGCCACCTAATGCAGATTGGTCGAATTGCGAAATCTGTGTTGAGTTGGCACTGAAGATAACACTAAGAGTGGTATCACCCTGCTCGAAGCTGGCATCCATTTCGGACACACCGCTAGAAACAGCGTTAGCAAGTGCAGACTGTATGGTTGTAAAGTCCTGTTCTGATACCCCGCCTAGAACCGCTACGCCGTCAGAGACTTGTGTAAAGCTGAAGTCCTGCTCTGACACACCCTTTAATATGGCTTGAGGCGTTGTGGTCTGTGTGCTGTTGATTACCTGTGCAGATATGCCTGTAGCAAAGCGGGTAAGGTCAGAGCTTAGTACAAAGTCCGTAGAGCTTTCGACAAGCCCCACAAGAATACCAACGCCGATAGAAGTCTTGATAGCAATGGCGGACATCTCTGCCGCGCCGTCCGCCACCAACGTAGCGGTGTTTACTGCCTGAAAATTTGCATCAGCCGTAGACGCGCCGAACGCAATAATACCATGCGCCGCGATAGCTCTTTCAGATAATGCAAATTCACCGAACATTAGCCTGCGATTTCCATAAGGGTCATTGTTACGTTAGAGGTACTGTCTTCATGCCAAACAACTTCACCACCAGACCTTGACCTAAAAAAGCACCTATATGCCGCAGAAGTTGACCCCGGAGTTTCATCAAGAACCGCCATCGAGTGTTCTCCGGTGTTCAAATAAGCGGCGTTATATAGTTGACCAAATCCAAAACTTTCTCCCCCGTTTAAGTCATTTGAGGTGCTATAAGTTGTACTTGACGTTCTGCAAATTGTTTCAATTAAACCATCAGCAAACCCTGTAGCAACATAACAATGACCCCCATTAACCATAATAAAAACTTTATTTGAGGATGAAGAAAGTGTCATACTTAAAGAAAGGCCCGTGTCTTGCATTGAAGTGTTGGTAGTAGATACTCTATTCGGAGAATATATTGTGCTTTTAACTTGCAACACAGAGCCGCTAGGCATATCAGACGCCGCAAGAGACAGCTTTGAGGAAGGAACCGTGGTGCTTGTTCCCATCAAGTCAGCAAGTATTCGGGCGTTACTCATAGCTTACTCCGGCTTTGCAGGCCACACTACATCGTCAAGGGAAGTGTAGCTGTCGGTGATGTCGCGCAGTGCCTGACGATAAGCGGTACGTTCTGCGGTCATAGTAAGGTCGGACGATGCCCACCAATCTGTCTCTGCGATACGGCGGTTACGCTCTTCGCGCAGACGCTTCAAAGGCTTTGCCGCGTTAAGCTCGGCTAGTTTATCTTCGACCGCGTTCCATGTAATGCCCTGCCAGTCATCATCTTCTTTAGACTCGATTGCCGTGCCGTTCTCATCTTCGCCAATGACGGCAGCAAACATAGTGTTGAACTCATAGGCATCGGTTGGCTCACCGCGTAGAACCCACTGAAGGTCTGGATTTAATGCTGATATTGCGTCTGATACTGTTGCCATGTTTTTAACCTTTTACACAGGATAACTAAAAGTTATGCCATCAACAGCAACCCCTGTTGATGATAAATACACATAACCCGAACCGTTACCATCAGTCGTGTTCCATCCGAATTGAGCATAATCAGTATTGGCAACAGGGGTAATTTTTGCTACTCCATCCATATTACTAGTACTATAACGACCCCGTAAGTTGTAACCAGTTACCAATGACACTCCCTGTGAATGATTAGCCGCTGTAAAAGGCAGAGACATACGGATTGCAAGAAACCCACCACTACTCAAGCCAAGACTAGCCATGTTCCAAGCAGGAGTCCATATAGTAACCATATCACCTATTTTTGTGTAATATGCCGTTCCAACATTGGTGTATTCCGTTGTGGCTGGTGATGTGGAGCTAATACTTGTGTCTCCAAAAATAGAAAAATTCCAACTTCCTGTGGATTGCGGAAATAATACTTCACCTGATGAGTCAATCGTCAGCGCGGTGTTGCTGTTTGTCGGGTCTTGAATCTCGGAGACTTTTAATATGCTGGTCATCCGCCAATCTCCATTACTATCAAAGAGGATGTCGCTCTGGCTTGCCACAATTCGTCAGGGTCGTTGTCATATGCCCTGTTAACAGCCCATCCCACGCCAGTTAAATCGCCATTTCTAATTTGTATTTTTATCGTTGTTGAACTTGATGAACTCAAGGTATGAACAGCATTTATAGGAAATTGTGTGTAGTCGTAATTGCTATAACTATTATTAAAGTACCCGTATCCAGTATGGCCTTGAACCCTAGAGCCAGCAGAATCAGCTATCGCAATATCTGTTGACGTTCCGCCAATAACTTTTACTGGCTTAATACTCATGCTGGCATCATAGTTAGTGCTACAAGTAACATGGCCTTGAATTAAAATTTTATTTGTAGAAGATTTGGGGGTAAATGTTACAGACAGGCCCGTAATATCAACCCAGCTACTAGACGTTGAGGTTTGTGTGTCTGTTTTCAAAACGTCATGAATAGCAACAACATGACCCGGAATGATTATCCCGTTGCCGCTGGTCTTTTCATTTATTGTATCTACATATAATGTTGACATCTTTTTAGCCTATTAAGTAGCCTTGAAAGTGTGGCGTACCTTCGTCCGCAGTTGAATATTGG